TTTAATGAAGCGCCGGGACTTACGACTGAAGATTGAGCCGCGCTCGAAGGCTCGGCCACGGTCATTCATGGGGCAAGTGCGCCCCTACATGCCCAAGGAATACAAGGCATGGATGAAGGACTGCCGAGCCCAGCTGGCAGAGCAATGGGTCGACGAACCACTCGACTACATCCACTGGATGGGAGTGACGTTCTACGGCCCACGCCGGGGCGATCTCGACAACCTGCTTGGCGGTCTGCTTGACGCAGGCAACGAGTTGGTATGGGCGGATGACCGTGTTTCAAACATCGACAACGTCCATGTCCGCCACGTCAAAGCATCGACGAAAGACGCACGCATCATCATCAAAATCATCTGGCCATGAGAACAGCCTCAGAACAGGTGTGTCCTCAATGCGGGCACACTAAAAGCCGCATCCTTTCGTCCATGCCGAAGGACGGAAACCTCAGGCAGCGCAAGCACTGTTGCCGTAACTGCGGCTTCGACTACCACTCACACGAGAACACCACGACAGGGGAGGTTTGCCTGGCGGTTTACGCCGGCAATCACCGCGGCTGGGTTGTCGATCGTGACAGCAACGTCGCTTCCTTCACACCACGTTTGGCGGTGGAGGTCAGTGAGTGAATCTCGCTTTTTACGTCACGGCCCCTGTGATGCTTGTGACAGCAGTGATGGTCTCGCGATTTACACGGACCACACGCACTGCTTCGCCTGTGGCAAGGACACGCAGTTCACAGACAAGCAAAAGAAAGACAGCCCCAGATCGCCGCCTGTTTCGCCAATGACCCCTGTCGCATTTACCGCCTACAAATCAGAGGGCTTGCGTGGTCTGCCGCCGCGCGTGCTTGAGCAGTACGGCATAGGCCAGACAGCAAAGGGCGTTGCCTTTGACTATCGCGACCGTTCGGGCAAGGTCATTGCTCGCAAGTGGCGCGACGATCAGAAGCGCATCAGCTGGCAGGGCAACGCAAAGGAGGTTGTTGGCTTTGGCTGGCACCTGGCTAACCCCGAACGGCAGGACGCGGTTGCCATTACAGAGGGTGAGTTCGATGCGCCGAGCATCTACGCCGCCACCAACTCAAAGGTGGTTGGCGTGTCGGTGCCGAACGGCGCGCAGTCAGCAGCCAACTGGGTCAAGAAACACCTTGATCAGTTCAACCAGTTCAAGGTTGTCTACATCGCCACCGATAACGACGAGCCGGGTGATGCTGCTGCCAAGGAACTCATCACCCTGTTTGAGCCAGGTCAGGTGCGCCGCGTGGTGTTTAGCCGCAAAGACGCCAACGAAACACTGACCGAGCTGGGCAGCCAAGCGGTTATGGAAGCGGTGTATGCCGCCAAGGAACTGCGGCCCGATGGCATCAGGCCAGCGTCGGCCTACGCCGGCATTGCTACCAAACCTCGGGAGTGCAGGGCCACCAACTGCGCGTTCACCTACTGGAACAAGAAGACACCCTTCTATGCCAACCAGTTGATCGTGCTGATTGCCGGCAGTGGAGTGGGCAAGTCGACGTTTGCCAGGGCGTTGGCACTGCACGACATGAGCCGTGGGATCAAGGTCGGTTGGATAGGCCTTGAGGAGACAGCAGAGGAAGCCGTGTTTCGCTTTGTCGGCGCACAGGCAGGCGTCCAGCTGCACGCTCGGCAGTCCTACAGCGGGCTGACAAACGAGCAGATGGAGGAGGTCGCGCAGGCAGACAAGTTCGTCACCGGCTCAGGGAACCTTGAGTTGTTCGACCACTTCGGGTCGCTCGACGAGCAGGTCATCCTCAACCGCATGAGCTACATGGTCAGGTCGCTGGGTTGTCAGCACATCTACCTCGACCACCTCACGATTGTTGGCTCTGGCCTGGCTCAGGACACGCGGCAGCTCGACGCCCTGGTCACGAAAATCAGGTCGTTTATTGCGGCCACCAACTGCACGGTGTTCGCCATCAGCCACCTCAACCGCAACAGCAGTCAGTTCAAAAACATGGAGGACGGAGGCGTCCCCGAACTCCATGACATCAGGGGGAGCCACTCAATTTGTCAACTAGCAGACACAATTTGGTCCCTGTCTAGACGGCGAGGAACTGACCTCACGCACAGCTACTGCTTGAAGAACCGGATGCTGGGCAGGCAGGGATATTCAGGCTCTTTCCGGTTCGACGAGGAAACCCAATCACTCGAACAGAAATGGCAAGACCCGGACGCCCAGTTCTGAGCTGGTCACAGCTCGTCCGTGGCAAACCCGTTCACTTCTACTCCGGCGATGGCTGGAAAAAAGCACATGTCTCACACACCACCGAGGTCAGTTGTTCAGTCGTTTGGTCGCAAGGCGCAAACAATCGAACTACCCGCGTTTACGACCTCCGCAACATCCAAATCCGCGATGCAGAGTGATCAGCTCGACGTCACTAAGTCAGCGGTGCGCGGCCTGTTGATTGACGCAGAACGCAAGTACACCAATGCCTTTAAGGACGACGATAAGCCGTTGCAGATGTGGTACGACGGCTACATCCGCGCCATCCACCACGTCCTTGAGATGGAGGGGCAGTAATGGCCAAGAAAAAGAAGAAACAGCAGGAGATCACTGTGCTCGTGCATCTGCCTGGCGCTCACAGCCAGATGAAATGGACCGTTACCGCCAAAAACATGGAAGAGGCGAAAGCAAAAGCCAAGTCACGTTGGCCTGAAAGCACTGTGCGGGGGCTGAACTGATGCCAACTATGTGGGTTGATGCTGAAGGCTATGGCTACCGGGCCATGGCCCAGCACGAATACGAGACGCAATGGCCTAACGGCATGTGGACGTATGTCGTTGACCATCACCGAGCAAAAGAGGCTTTCACAAAAGCCATGGAGGAGCTGGCCGACATTGCCCCGGACCACGCCCTGGTGCTGGCGTTCGGGTCGACGTCCAACTTCCGCTACAGCGTGTTTCCGCAGTACAAATCCAACCGGGTCAAATACCGCAAGCCAGCTGGGCTAAGTGATTTCTACCTTTGGATCCGCGACAACTGGATCACACAGATTTACGAGGGGGTTGAAGGCGACGACGTCATCGGCATTAACGCCAACGCTGAGCAAGGTGACGTTATTGCCAGCCTCGACAAAGACCTCAAGACCATTCCCGGCGTACACATCGAGCGCGGTGGCTTGATTGACATCAGCGAGTACGAGGCCGACCACGCTTTTTACATGCAGGTGTTGAGCGGCGACGCCAGCGACGGCTATCCCGGAGCCCCCGGGGTGGGCCCGAAACGTGCGGCTGACATCCTCAAGAACGCCAAGACGGCTGAAGAGATGTGGGCGGCAACGCTTGAGGCCTATGAAAAGAAACACCTCAGCAGAGAGTACGCCTTGCAGATGGCACGTTGCGCCCGAATACTGAGGGCAGGTGAGTACGACCTGGACAACGAGCGTCCGCTGCTATGGCAGCCGCCTGAGTAACAACGGGGCATCGGCACGGGTGCAGAGCTGCCGTATAAGTCCCCGTCTGCGGCCTTGTAGAGCAACGCATCTGCCGTAAGCTGATTGCAGCTTTCCTAGTCCCATGAAGAAAGGCGGCAAAGGCGGCAAAGGTTCCGGCGGAAAGAAGGGTTACTGATGGCTGGACGTCCGGGTCTCTATATGAACATTCATAGGAAGAGACGCAGGATCGCTGCGGGCAGCGGTGAAAAGATGCGCAAGCCAGGCAGCAAAGGTGCGCCTACTGCGAAGGCATTTCGCATGAGCAAGCGCACCGCAAAGAAGGCCTAGGTCTGCTTCTTTGGCTTCAGGCTTTCGAGTGCATGAAACACCAGTTGAATGACGCTGTTGTCTTTCAGCTTTGACATGCCGATGATTTCACTGGCAGCAGTGACGACAATCCAGAACCAGGGCTCAGCGAGGAAACTCATTTGGCTTGGTTGCAAGAGCAACCCCAGCTTCGCTAGCGAGCCAATCGCTGACAACGCACTGCTGAATCCAGGCAGAGACAAGGATCTCTGATAGCTCTGTCAATTCATCCCACTCGCCAGCCTCGTAAAGCTCCTGGATTTTGCGCAGCGTTATTTCTTTGCGCAGCTCCAGCTCCATCGAGGTTTTGATTTGCTGCACAGGCACGAAGCCGGCTGCCCTTGTTATGGAGTGGTTTCTGCAAGTCGGCAACCGTAGTATTTAGCCATCTGCAC